GAAATAGAAATGGAAAAAAATATCACTGACAGATGGAAAGCTGACATGAATTCTGATTCTTGGTTGTCTAAAAACGTAAGACCTATGGTGCTTATATTTTTAGTTGTATGTACAGTTTTTATGATATTTATCGACGCAGGAACAATTGCATTTGAGGTAGAACAAAAATGGACAGACCTACTTCAGTTGGTGTTAATGACTACAATTGGTGCATATTTCGGTGGTAGAAGTATTGAAAAAAGAAGTAAAAAATAAAGTACTTTAATTATATACATATATATTTATATATAGGTTATGGCAAATAAAACAGTAAAGCAAGCATTAATAGAAGAATTCAAAAGGTGTTCACAGGACCCTGTGTACTTTATGAAAAAATATTGCTTTATACAACATCCTCAAAAAGGGAAAATAAAGTTTGACTTGTTTCCTTTCCAAGAACAATCACTAATAGAATTAAAAGACAATCGGTTTAATGTAATACTTAAATCAAGACAAATGGGAATATCTACATTGACAGCAGGATATTCTGTTTGGAATATGGTTTTTAGAGAAGACTTTAACGTATTAGTAATTGCAATCAAACAAGATACTGCAAAAAATCTTATTACAAAAGTTAGAGTAATGCATGAAATGCTACCTTCTTGGTTGAGAGTTGGTACAGAGGAAGACAACAGACTTTCATTAAGGCTAAAGAACGGCTCTCAAATAAAGGCAGTTTCTTCTGCACCTGATGCTGCTCGTTCAGAGGCACTGTCACTACTTGTAATTGATGAAGCTGCATTTATAGATAAGATAGAAGAAATATGGACGTCGGCACAACAAACACTTGCAACAGGTGGTTCTGCAATACTATTGTCAACACCAAATGGTACAGGTAATTTATTTCATAAAACTTGGGTAGAGGCAGAAAGAGGAGATGGACAGTTCAATCCTATCAAGCTTCATTGGTCAGAGCACCCAGAAAGAGACCAGNCATGGAGAGACATGCAAGATGAATTACTTGGACCAAAAATGGCTGCTCAAGAATGTGATTGCGATTTTGTATCTTCTGGTAACACTGTAATACCTGGTGATTTATTAACATGGTATGTTGACAATATGGTGCAAGACCCTATTGAAAAACGCGGTGCAAACGAAGAGCTTTGGATATGGGAATATGCAGATTATACAAAATCATATATGGTAGTAGCAGACGTTGCGCGAGGTGATGGAAGTGACTACTCTGCATTTCACGTAATTGATTTGACAAACATGGTACAGGTTGCAGAATTCAGAGGCCAGCTTGGTACAAAAGAATTTGGAAATTATCTTGTCAATATAGCTACAGAATATAATGAAGCTTTATTAGTAGTAGAAAATGCAAACATAGGTTGGGCAGCAATACAACCTGCGATAGATAGAAATTATAGAAATCTATACTATACGTTTAAACATGAAGGAGTTCATGATGCTGCAACGCAATTAAGTAAAGGTTATGATTTAAAAAATAAAGAAAATATGACGCCAGGATTTACTACATCATCACGAACTAGACCTCTTTTGATATCGAAGCTAGATATTTATTTTAGGGAAAAAGCGTGCACTATCAAATCTCAAAGATTAATTGATGAGCTTTTTGTTTTTATATGGAACGGCCATAAAGCAGAAGCTCAACGAGGATATAATGATGATTTGACAATGGCTTTTACAATTGCATTATATGTTAGAGACAATGCTATCAGACTGCATACTGAAGGATTGAATATGAATAAAAATGCAATTAATAATATAGTAAACACTAGAGGTGCTTACAAAACGTCCAACGCTAACGGAGACCCATGGAAAATGAAACTGGGTAACGATGACGAGGATTTAACCTGGCTATTATAGGAGTAAAATTAGATGGCTGATAAAACATTTTTTGGAAGACTACAAACACTATTTTCGACAGGTACAGTTGTACGAAGAACAGATTCAGGATTAAAGGTTTCAGACCTAAGTAAAGTTCAAGCAAATACAAAGCTTGCAACAAACAGATTAATCGATAGATATAATAGAATATATCAAGCAAACACTCACGGATATAACCAACAGGCTAATTTCCATACAATGAGACTCCAGCTTTATACTGATTACGAAATAATGGACGAAGATTCTATAATCTCTTCTGCACTAGACATTTATGCAGATGAGTCTACACTTAAAAACGAGTATGGAAATATTATAGAAATAAAAACTGATAATGAAAAAGTACAAAAGGTACTTAATAATTTATTTTACGATGTACTTAATATAGAATTCAATGCTTGGCCGTGGTTAAGAAACATGTGCAAGTATGGAGATTTTTATCTTAAATTAGATATAACAGAAAAAGTAGGTATAACAAATGCAGTACCTCTTTCATCATATGAAATGTTTAGAGAGGAAGGTGTAGACCCAGAGAATCCTGAAGTTGTAAACTTTACACATGACCCTACAATGGGAGGCGCACAAGGATATGGAAAGACTGCAAACAATCAGATGAAATATGAGAACTATGAGGTTGCTCACTTTAGATTGTTAAACGATATGAATTTCTTACCTTATGGTAAATCAATAATAGAACCTGCAAGAAAAACATGGAAGCAGTTAACTCTTATGGAAGACGCAATGTTAATACATAGAATAATGCGCGCACCAGAAAAAAGAGTATACAAAATAGATATAGGTAACATACCACCAAATGAAGTAGAAGCATATATGCAAAGAGTTATTCAGAATATGAAAAAGACTCCATATATCGATGAAAAAACAGGCCAGTATAATCTTAAATTTAATATGTCAAATATGTTAGAAGATGTATACCTTCCTGTAAGAGGTGGACAATCAGGTACAGAAATAGATACTTTATCAGGTATGAGCTTTGATGGTATAGATGATGTAAACTATTTAAAAGAAAGAATGTTTGCTGCATTGAAAGTACCTAAAGCGTTTTTAGGATACGAGGAAGGAGTTGACGGTAAAGCAACATTAGCTGCACAAGATGTAAGATTCTCTAGAACAATTGAAAGACTACAAAGAATATTTATTTCAGAGTTAACAAAAGTTGCAATGGTACATTTATACTCTCAAGGCTTTGAAAACGAAGAAATGGTAGAGTTTGAATTATCAATGACAAATCCTTCTAACATTGCAGAACAAGAAAAATTAGAACTATGGTCTACAAAAATAAGTCTTGCTGATTCTATAAAGAGTAATCAAATGATGTCAGAGGAATGGATATACAAAAATGTGTATAACATGACCAGTGAACAAATTGACAGCGAAAAGCTTTCTCTTATTGAAGATTTAAAACAAACATTTAGAAAGACTCAAATAGAACAAGAAGGTAATGACCCAATGGAAACAGGAGAGGCACTAGGTACACCTCATACGCTTGCAACTCTTGACCCTGAAAATACTGATGGAGCAAATACAAGTTTATTTGGCAATATTGGAAACGAACCAGGTCAAGGAAGACCAGAAGAGCCAACATCATTTGATTCTCAAGAATCTGCAAGAGGTAGAGATTCTGTTGGCAAGGAAGAAAGAAAAAGAGATACAAAGCTTTCTAACAATAAGTCTTTAAGAAGATTTGAAGGTAGAAATGTAAGAAACATGTTTAAGAAGGTAGAGCAAAATAAAACATCACTTTTAAATGAAAGCAACATAATAGAAGAGGATATATAACCGAAGTACTTTATATTTATATAATATATAAAGATATATGCAGGAAAGAATTGATATGAAAGCAAAACACTCTAAATACAAAAACACAGGAATCATCTTTGAATTGCTTGTAAGACAGATAACAAGTGATACTTTAAATGGTGTTAAAACATCACCTGCAATAAAAATAATAAGAGAGTTCTTCAAAAAGAATACATCGATTAAAAAAGAATTAAACTTATACCAAACTTTATTAAACGAGAAATTCGATACAGACACAAAGGCTGAAAAGTTTATTGATGCTGTATTAAAAGAAAGAAGTAAAATATCTCACACAGAGTTAAGAAAACAAAAATACAATCTAATAAAAGAAATAAAAAACAATTATAATGTAGAAGAGTTTTTTAAGTCTAAAGTAGAAAACTATTCTGACAACGCTTCAATATATTGTTTATTCGAAAATAGATCTGCACCTGCACAATCAATTAGATTTAGATATAATCTTGTAGAAACAATTACAAGAAAAAGTAAAAAGAAAAATAGAGTAGATGAAACTTATCAACTTTATTCAAAACAAGACAAAGACGTTAGATCGCTTTCATATAAAATAATGATTGAAAAATTTAACGATAAATATGGAAACCTTTCAAAAGACCAAAAAACTTTGTTAAGGGAATATATTAATAATATTTCAAATACTACAAAATTAAAAACTTATTTACATTCCGAAATAGATAAAACATCAAACTCGATAGAAAACTTATCCAACAAAGTTTCTGACAAAATAGTTTCTATAAAACTTAATGAAGTTGCAACGCAATTAAATCTTATAAAAGAAGAAACCAAAATAAAAGATATGCATATGCTTTCAGTTTTAAGAGCTTATGATTTAATCAAGGAGACTTTCAATGTCATTAAATAAAAAATTAGATAAAATGTTTGAAGATGATTTTGACAAAGAAGAAGAAATAGAAGAGGCTAACACTACTGTAGATGCTGGTGGTGAATATGATACAAAATATGCTTTTGGAAAGAAAAAGAAGAAAGATTTAACAAAAGGTCTTATGGGATATAAACCAGTTAAAGAATCTACATTTATGAAAATGGCTAAGCTTACAATGTTAAATGAAGCTAGCTATAAAGATTATAAAAATGATGAATCTTTAAGTTCAAAGCAGAAAGTAAATAAAGCAATTAAAGAAGTTAATGGAAAGTTATTTAGAATTGAAAGAATAATAAACCAAAACATTAAACTTAAAAATGAAACAGGTGTTGATGAAACTAAATACTGGAAATCTACAAGAGAGAATTTAGAAAAAATCTCTGCAAAGATGGAAAGACTATCTGAAAAACTAAGGGGATTCTAAATGGCTAAGCAGGTACTTATAGATTATACAAACTTTGATATTACACCACAGATGATAACGGAGTCAGAAAAAATTAATGACGGAAGAGTTATTGTAACAGGTGTGCTACAAAGAGCAGGAGCTAAAAACCAGAATGGTAGAGTATATCCAAAAGAAGTTTTAGAAAGAGAAGTAGAAAAATATTCTCAAGTACAGATATCAGAGAATAGAGCTCTTGGAGAGTTAGACCATCCTGAATCATCAGTAGTAAATCTTCAAAACGTTTCACATAATATTAAAAAAGTTTGGTGGAATGGAGATGATGTAGTAGGTACTGTAGAGGTATTAGGTACACCATCAGGAAATATACTTAAAGAATTATTAAAAGCAGGTGTTAAATTAGGAATTAGCTCAAGAGGACTAGGTTCAGTAAAGCAGCTTTCAGAAGACGGAACGCTTGAAGTACAGGATGACTTTGAATTAGTATGCTGGGACTTTGTCTCTAATCCATCTACACACGGTGCTTTTATGAAACCAGTTAATGAATCTATTAACGAATCAAAACAAGATATTTATATAGGAAAATATGATAAAGTCACTAACATAATCAATGAAATGCTTTGTGACTTAACATGTAAATGTTCATTACCAACAAGGAGTAAATAATATGAAATTATCAAATATGATTAACGAATCTTCTGATAAACCAAAAAGAATGACAGAAGAAGAAAAACAAAAAACATTAGAAGCTGTTTCAAGATTTAATGAGTTAGGAAAAAATGTATATAAAACTCAAGAGATTAAGGAGCTTGTTGAAAATATAAAAATGATGGCTGAAAATGCTAGCAGAATGGCAATAGAAGAAACTGCTGATTGGTTTGATGCTGTATCAGTAAAAAGAGATACAAAAGCAATATCTGATTCTGTTAAAGTATTTGAAAATACATTTACTGAAATATCTACACTACAGCAAAGATTAGAATCTGTATTTGAAGATATAGGTACAAAGCTTGGAAAATATTATGAAATCAATGAAGCTATGGATGCTGTTGGTAAAGAAGACGGCGATATAGATAATGATGGTGATGAAGATGAAACAGATGATTATTTAGCTAACAGAAGAAAAGCTGTTGCAAAAGCTATTGAAAAAGAAAAAAATGAATCTGTTGATAAATTTGAACAACTTGTAACAGAAGCATTTGAAGGTTTATCAAATGTAGTATCTGCTCCAGGTATAGGATTAAATCTTAGAACTGAAGCTGCTCCAAAGATGAAAAGCTCAAGCGAAGAAAAACAAATTGGCAATATAATGAAGATGGTTTCAAATGCTAAAAAAGGCGGCGGCTCAGGAAGATATGGAAAAGAATTTGACGCAGCAAAGAAAAAAGCACTTAAGGCTATTAACGATATGTTAAAATATTCAAAGATTGGAGTATAACGTGAAAAGCGAAATCAACGAAAAGAAAAAATTTCCTGAATTAACCGATGAACAGTATGCTGCTTTAATTAAAGATAGAAAAAAACTAGAAAAAACAATCAATAAAAATCTATTTCTTTTGACAAAGGCTAAGTTTAAAAAGAATATCGGCAAAATTCCTGTATACACTGCAATAAATGCAAACGACGAGCCAGTCGATATTATGATAACAAAGACAGGAAACATAATGAGATATGACCATTTTAAGAAGTGGGGGCCTGACCAAGGGCAAGGATATGGAAATGTTTTAGGCGATTACTTCGAAATAAACAAAGGTAAAGTAGGAAAAACAAAGAAGTGGAGATACGAATCAATGGAGCATAAATTAAGAAATTTAATTAGAGAAGAAATAATGAAGTCTTTAATGACAGAAAAATTTGCATCAAAAAAAATAACAAATCTTTTCAAGTTAATGGATTCAAGGGACAGAAAATTCTTTGCGGTAACTGCAAAGTCTAAAGGGCTGGCTTGGTCAGATGTAGAAGATTCTATGGTAAAAAATGGAGCAAATCCTTCCAATGACCATATGAATATTTTTATTGTAGACAGCGCAAAAGAAAATCCATATCAAGTAGGATATGAATACGGCAGACTTCAGCCAGGTATTATAGGTGTTACAATAGGTAAAAAATCTATGTACTGGCCAAAGCAGAGATATTCATCACCAGATGCTAAAATTGGTAGTCAAGGTAAAAAACTTGATAATTACAAAAGATATAGCGAGGTAGCTGATAGAGTAATTAGCATCGCGCTGTCCGATATACCTTCAGCAAAAGAAAAACAAGCAGATAGAGTTGCGGCAAAGCAAGGAGCTACGGCACTTATGCAAGCTAGAGACGTTGCTAACGCAAATGCAAAAAGATACAGAAAGCTTTTACAAGCTAAAGTAATGGCAAAAGGCCCTGATGCATTAAAGAAAATGTTAGATGACGCAACTGTATTGGTTGAAAAAGTATTTAAGTTTACTACAAACATGCTTAAACAAGGTATGTATAATAGAGGCTGGGATTCATATCAAACAATATCAAGCCAATATGGTAGTATGGTTAGTGCATACGAAAACTATGTAAGAGAAGCTGCAGCATACGCAAAAGAACAAGGTAAAGAAGACTTAGATAACTGGAGAAAAGAATATGTTGCATCAAGAGCTGGAGAAGTAAAAGGCTACTATCAAGAGCTATTGAAAAAATCAAAGCTTATAATGGACAAAAAGAACTTTGCAAAAATAGTTAGAGAGTCAATTACAGAAGCTAATCCAGATGGAACAATATCACCTGACGAAGATAAGAAACGAGCAATGCTTGTTAAAGCTTCAGTTAATAATATGAAAAAGTTTGTTAACGACATCAAAAAACAAGCTGATAAGATTGGTGGTTCGTTTAGAAGTCCTGGTATTAAAGCAGAGGTTAAGAAAGCAATTAAAGGTATATTTGATAGCCTATAATAAATAAAAAATAACAGTTTTATAAAAAGTCCGGTGTATGTTTTCATATGTCGGATTTTTTTATTATATTAGATATAAATTAAGTTATAACTAAATTATAAGGAATTATGAAAAAAAGATTTAATAATCGTAAAAGACTTGCAAGACACGACTTTTATTTACCAGGCTGTCCTGAAGGAGTAAAGGTACCTGACTCAAGTCCATTTGCTTTAGAGAAAGCAATGAAGTATCTTAAAAAACAACTTAAAGATTCAGATAAGATGTTAAGATATAAAGCAAAGAAAGAGTATATAAAACCTACAACAAAGAAAAGAGAGCTTATGAATGAAGCCAAAAGAAAAGAGGCTTATAGACAGCGAGTATCTCAGAGAGTTGAAAAAGGCTATGTTTGGACAGCAATGACTAAGTATGGCGCAATGTAGTAAATAATACTTACAATGTTTTAAGAAAGAGGCAATTTTTAGCCTCTTTTTTAGTTTTTGAATATTTACATATATATTTATATAAACAATATAATATGCAAAAAATGTATTATCTCTTATATAATACAGCATATCAAACAAAATCCCTATTAAGGTTCCTAATAACCTTATTTCCCGAACAATTTATTAAAGGAGAAAAATAATGTCAAAAGACTTATTAAAAGAAGCTATTGCTGACGCAAAGGCGGTTCGTTCAACTGCAATTGCAAATGCTAAACTTGCTTTAGAAGAGGCATTCACTCCACGTATTCAATCTATGCTATCAAACAAAATCGCAGAAGAAATGGATGATATGGAAGAAACTGAAGAAGATGCTATGGAAATGGCAATGGACACAGAAGAAACATACAAAAACGAAACTGACGATATGGAAGAAACTGACGAAGTTGAAGAAACTGACGAGTTAGAAGAATCTGAGGAAGAAGTTGAAGAAACTGAAGACTTAGAAGAAGCTGACGAAGTTGAAGAAACTGATACTGAATTAGAAGAAATCATCAGAGAGCTAGAAGAAGAGGAAGACGGCGAAGAAGTTAACGAAACTGAAGAAGTTGAGGAAACTGAAGAGCTAGAAGAATCTGAAGAAGAAATGGAAGAATTAGACTTGGACGAAGTAATCAAAGCATTACAAGAAGAAGACGAAGTTGAAGAAACTGAAGAACTTGAAGAAACTAAAGAAGATGAATTAGAAGAAGCTTACAATGTAATCAGATTTTTAAAATCTAAAATCAATGAAGTTAACCTACTAAATTCTAAACTGCTTTATTCTAACAAATTATTTAGAACTAACAACTTGTCAGAATCACAAAAGATGAAGGTCATCGAAACATTTGATAGAGCAAATTCTGTAAGAGAAGTAAAACTAGTTTATTCTACGTTAGCTGAATCTATTTCAGGATATACTCCAAAGAAAAAATCAATGAACGAAGGCTTAGCATCAAAAGCTGTTGCGTCAACAAAACCATCTAAAGATGTTATTGTTGAATCAAATGACTTTGCAACTAGAATGCAAAGACTAGCAGGTTTAAAATAATATTAACGACAATCAAATAAGGAGACTTAAAAATGTCAACAAACATTAACAATTTATTACAAGATTCTCAAGCACAATTTGCTGCTCAGAGAAATCAAACTAAAGGTCTTGTAACTAAATGGGAAGCTACTGGTCTTTTAGAAGGAATTGGAAAAGAGTATGACAAACACAATACTGCAATTCTTTTAGAAAACCAAGCTAAACAACTTATTTCAGAATCTAATGCTATCGATACTGGTACAAATAGAGAAAACTGGAATGGTGTGGCTCTTCCATTAGTAAGACGAATTTTCGCTGAAATTTCTGCAAAGGAATTTGTTAGCGTACAACCAATGAATTTACCATCAGGATTAGTATTCTGGTTAGACTTCCGTTATGCAGGTTCTGCTGGAACTGGTAAAGGACGTCACGCAAACGGTGATTCACTTTTCGGTGCTTCAGGTAAAGACAAAGCAAACTTAACGGATGGACTTTACGGTGCGTTCTCTTCATCATTAGTTGGTGAAGGTGCTGGATTCTCATTAGCAAAAGTTAAAGTTGCTGTATCTAACTCTGGAATGTTAAACTCTGGTGTACTTTCAATTGCTGAATTAACTGGTTCAGCTGCAGCTTCTGATGTAGATTACGATTTATCTGGTGCTTTCTATGTTATCTCAGGTTCAAATGTATATACTTCATCTGCAGTAAGTGGAACTGATGTAACGTTTAACTTGGTAGGTGCTGGTACTGCACTAGCTGCACCAGGAACTGGTGGACACTTATACTACTACAAAAACACTACTGATGCTACTAAGAGAGGTGATTTTGAAGATACTAATCAAGCTGAAATTACTTCAACTGGCGCTGCTGGTGATGATTTAGAAATTCCTGAATTAGATGTTCAATTAACTCAAGAGGCTTTAGTTGCTAAGACTAGAAAATTAAAAGTTAAATGGTCACCAGAATTCGCACAAGACTTAAATGCTTATCATTCAATTGATGCTGAAGCAGAATTAACGTCTATGCTATCTGAATACATCTCAATGGAAATCGATTTAGAAATCTTATCAATGCTTACATTAGCTGCTAAGTCAAGTGGATTCACATCTAACTTCTTAGCTGCTGCTCCAACAGCTGGTGAGAAATACGGTGACGCATTCGGACAATTAGGTATTGCTATGCAAGCTATGTCAAATGCAATTCACAGATCGACTATGAGAGGTGGTGCTAACTTCGCTGTATGTTCACCACAAATCGCTACTTACCTAGAGTCAATGGCAGGTTATACTGCTAACACTACTGGTGAGGCTGCTGAATTTGCAATGGGTGTTTCTGCAATCGGTTCACTTTCTAATAGATTCACTATCTACAAAAATCCATACTGGACAGGTGATGATATCTTATTAGGATTCAAAGGAAACCAATTCCTAGAAACTGGTGCTGTATTTGCTCCATACATTCCGTTAATCATGACTCCGTTGGTTTATGACCCAACTAACTTTACTCCACGTAAAGGTGTTATGACTAGATACGCTAAGAAAGTTGTAAGAAACGACTTCTACGGTGCTATCACAGTTAACGACAATGCTTGGTCAAACTCATTCGGTTTACCTGCATAATCTAAATTAGATTAATTATATTATTAAAGGAGCCACTTAATTGTGGCTCTTTTTTTATGTCTGCATATTTATAGTAAATACAATGGAGGTTTATTATGGCAAAACAAAATATAGAGAAAACACCACCAAAAGGAAATGTTAAATTCTCAATCACATTATCAGAAGAGCAAAAGGCAGCAAAGCAGGCAATGCTACACCATCCCTATAATTTTATAGTAGGAAAAGCAGGTAGCGGTAAAACACTTTTAGCATGTCAGGTAGCATTAGATATGTTCTTTAAGAGAATGATAAATAAAATCATTATAACAAGGCCAACTGTATCTACAGAAGATAATGGTTTTTTACCTGGTAGTGAAAAAGAAAAAATGGAACCGTGGTTGGTGCCTATTCGTTCTAATATGAGAAAGGTATACAATAAGCCAATGATACTAGAAAAAATGGAAAACCAAGAAGATATAGAGCTAGTATCACTTGCGCACTTTAGAGGTAGAACATTTGAAAACTCTGTAGTAATTGTAGATGAGTTTCAGAATTTAACTAGATCGCAATTAAGAATGGCGCTAGGTAGATTAGGAAAAGGTTCGACAATGATATTTTGTGGAGACAATCAGCAGATAGATTTAAAAGATAAAAACTATTCAGCAATACATGATATAGCAAAAATTGCAGATTCAGAATATGTATATAAGCGAATACTGCTAGATAACCATAGACACCCAGCAATAGATGAGGTATTTGAAAAACTAATGGGTATGTAAAAGAACTTAGTACTTGATATTTATATAAAAGTAAAATAGGGAATACAAAATGGCAAACATAGCAATATATGACGGAGCAGCAAATTCAGGTTCAGTATCAGGAAACACACCTTTTGGTTTATATGATACAGATTTAACATATCTTACTGCATCTGCAAATACAGCTAATTGGTGCGCTAAAAGATTAGGTTACCCTGTTACAGATATAGAAATACAAAACATACAGTTTTTTGCATGCTTTGAAGAAGCTGTAACTGAATACTCTGCACAAGTAAATAGATTTAATATAAGAGAAAATTTATTAAGTGCACAAGGTAATTCTACAAGCAAAGACTATACTCATAAATTAATTGACCCTAACTTAGGTAGAATAATAGGCTTATCAAAACAATATGGTTCTGAAGCAGGAAGCGGTGGTACTGTAGATTGGAGAACAGGTCATATAGTTACTACTGCAAGCCAACAGACATATGATTTAACCGCTGTACTTACAGGCTCTGACGGATCTGCAGAAACAAATGATATAGAAATAAAAAAGGTATTTCATGAAATAACACCTGCGTCAGATAGACACTATGACCCACAATACGGTGCTGATTATACTATGAACTCATTTGGCTGGGGAGGAACAATGGTAGGTGTTCAATATTTAGCAATGCCTATCTATGACGAATTACTTAAAATCCAGCAGACTGAATTTAACGACCTTGTTAGAAAATCTGCTTATACATTTGAAATACAAAACAACAAACTTAAAATACATCCTATACCGGCAAGTAGCCACAAGTTTTATATACAATATATACATACATCTGATAGAAATACATTAGTCACAGCATCGGTAGTGTCTGACTATTCTAACATGGGATATGGTAATATGACATATACAAATATTAACGAGCCAGGTAAACAATGGATAAGAAAATATACTCTTTCATTAACTAAACAGGTGCTAGGTTCGGTAAGAAGTAAATATTCATCAGTTCCTATTCCTGGAGCAGAGGTTAGTTTAGATGGCGATACTATGAGAGCAGAAGGCATTGCAGAAGCTGAAGCATTAATTGCTCAACTAAGAGAAGATTTAGAAGCAACATCTAAAAGAATAATGATTGAAAAAGAAAGCGAAGTAAATAATTTTCAACAAGAGATGCTTAATAAAGCACCACTTAATATATACATAGGATAATATGGCACTATTTGGAGGCAGCAGAGACATAAGTCTTTTTAGACATTTAAACAGAGAGTTGATTAATGAAATCATAGATACTCGATGTGATATATTTAAGTATTCAATATTTGACACTAAAGAAAATTTATATGGTGAAGCTTTAGCAAAAGTATTTAAGCCTGGTGTAAGAGTTGCAGGTTTAATCGAACAGGATGGAAAAGAATATACATCAGAAGATATAGGCTCTGATTATTCAAGACAAATTAAATTCTCGTTTTTAAGAGATGACTTGGCTTCGTTAGAAATAGGAACAACACAAAATACAGAAAATCCAAATGAAAATGCACAAGATGCAAATATATTCTTTGAAGTAGGTGATGTAATATTCTGGGATGGAAAATATTGCGAGGTAGATGAGGTAAGACAAGGTCAGTATCTATTTGGTAAAAATCCAGATACAGACAGCAATGGTGGAACTCATGGAGCTAATTGGTCTGTAGTAGTACAAACACACGAGATGAGAAGAAGTAAAATCAATACACTTGAAAATGTTAGAGCAGGATATGATGAGCATATTCTAAGTACAAAAACTAAATTAGACGAACAGAGAGGCGGATTATATGGCTAGTAACGAAGAAGCACAAAACGTCGATAGGTCAAATCAGATACAAAGAGACGACGATATAAAAAACTTATCTGTAAGTCTTTATGATGTTGATTCGGTAATTAAATATTATTTCGACAATGTAATACAGCCAAGTGTTATTGAAAACAACCAAAGAGTAAATGTACCTATAGTATACGGTTCACCTGAAAGATGGAAAACAATACAGAAAACAGGAATATATAGAGACAAAAAAGGAAAGGTTCAGTTTCCAGCTATAGTATATAAAAGAACAAGTGTAGAAAGACGTAGAGATTTAGGAAGTAAAGTAGATACAAACAATCCTTTATATTATGGTTTTCAAAGAAAATATACATCAAGAAACAAATATGATAGATTTGATTTGCTGATAGGTAGAAAACCTCAAACTGAATTTCACAATGTAGTAATACCTGATTATGTAAAACTTACATATGATTGTATTATATTTACAGAATATTTAGAACAACTAAATAAGATAGTAGAAGATGTAAATTATGCTGCAGACCAATATTGGGGTGAAGGTGACACATTTAAGTTTCTTTCTAAAATTGATAGTTTTGATATTGAATCTGTTGCAAATCAAGGAGAAGACAGGCTATCAAAATCTACATTTACATTGACAATGAATGGATTTGTGATACCTGATAATATACAAAAAGCAATGAGTAACTATAATCCTAAAGATTATGGAAAAGTAAAAATAAATGTTAATAGTGAAACAGTTTCGTCGTTAGAGGATATAAATAAAAATCAATCCAGAGACGAATCTGAATTTTAAATAAGTTATAAGGAGAATAAAAATGGCTAAAGAAAGCACAAAGTTTACAGAAGATGAAATGAAAAAAATCAAAGAATTTAAAGGACTATATGATACAATGACTATAAGAATGGGACAAGTATCTGTAGAACGAATGGTTCTAGATAAAACAGAAAACGATATAAAAACAAAGTGGAACGAGACTTTAGACAGCGAAAGAAAGTTTGTCGACAGTCTTTCAAAAAAGTATGGACAAGGCTCAATAGATTTAGATACAGGCGTTTTTATGCCAGCAAATTAAATACTTTTGAGTTTTAATCAATATATTTATATTAGAATTGGTATGACCACGACAACTAAATTCTTATTATAGGAGATAAATAAATGGCTGAAAAAATAATTAGCCCTGGTGTATTTACAAGAGAAAATGATTTATCATTTGTTCAGCAGGGAGTCGCTCAAATAGGTGCTGCAATAGTCGGCCCTACAGTAAAAGGACCTGCAATGATTCCTACTCAAGTATTTTCATATTCTGAGTATCAAGCATTGTTTGGAGAATCTTTTAAATCAGGTAGTAATTACTATCAATATTTAACGTCGATTACGGCAAAAGAATATTTAAAACACGGTGGCCCTGCTACTATTGTTAGAATTCTAGACCCTGCATCTTCTGGTAACGCATCTGCAAGTACTCACTTAGAAAGAACAACTGTAGCTGCTGTATTACCTTCAGGTTCATATACTATAGGTGCTAACCTATCTGATGGCGATGTAATACAGTATACTGCATCAACTGGTACTGCATACCAATTTAATATTGTTGATACACCAGTACCACCAAACAATACATCAGTAACACCTGCAATTTATTATGTTGAGGTAGGTGCTGACTTAGGTGCTACTTATACAAACTTTGTTGCTGGTAACGGAACATCATTTGCTGCAATAACAGGAGATACAGTAGTTTCTGAATCAGCTGGTACACTAGCATTTAGTGGTTCAGCATCTGTTGGTAATATTATAGTTACTGGTTCAGGTGCACATGGAGCAGGTCTTACAACAGCTAATTTAGTTGCTGGAGTTAGTGCATTAGCTGCAAAACCTGGAGTTGCTGCATCTGGTTCAACATACGCATCGTTTACAAAATCATTCGATGTAAAAGCTCACACTGATGGTGTAATTATGAATAGCCGACCAGGTGATTCTGATACTACACTTAAGGTTGCATCAAATGACGTATTTGTTTCTGCATCTCTTTCAGGTGTTGGTACAAAACACGGTACAAAAGAAAACTTAAGATGGGAAGTTACAAATGTAAATGAGAAAAAAGGTACATTTACACTATTAATTAGAAGAGGTAACGACTCAAGCAAGAGAAAGGTAATTCTTGAAACATGGAATAACTTATCACTTGACCCTAACGAAAAAAATTATATTGGTGCAGTAATTGGTACTCAAAGACCAACGGTTGGAGACCCAACATCTGCTTCACCATATATACAGCCTTCAGGAAACTATAAGAATCGTTCACAATTTGTTTATATTGATGAAGCTTCTATATTAAATACAGTAGATTATTTAGATGAAAATGGAAGCATAAGAGATACTAATGCTACAGCATCTCTTCCAATTAACAATAGTTCAGGTTCTTTCTTTGGAGGAAGCGACGGTAACGGTACTGTAGCTCCAGCTAACTTCTATGAAAATTCTACTGAAACAAACTTCCAAGGATTTAACGTATCATTAGGAACTGATGGATATGAAGCATACAACACTGCATTCAAATTATTATCTAATCAAGATGAATACGATATTAACTTACTAGTTGCTCCAGGACTTTCTTATGAAATGTCAACAGGATTAACAAATGTAATGGTTACTAAATGTGAAGAACGTGGTGATGTAATGACAATCATTGACCCATCATTATACACTGAAACAAATCTTGCTGGTGTAACTGCAAAAGCTGAAAACTTTGATTCATCATATGCAGCAATGTATTGGCCATGGGTACAAATTGCAGACCCTGCTACAGGTAAATACATATGGGTACCACAATCGGTAATCATGCCAAGTATTTATGCATTTAATGATAAGGTTGCTGCAGAATGGTTTGCTCCTGCTGGTTTAAATAGAGGTGGACAGGAAACAGTTGTACAAGCTGCAAGAAAATTAACACATGCTAACAGAGATGTATTATATGATGGAAACGTTAATCCGGTAGCAACATTCCCTGGTGAAGGTGTTTGTGTATGGGGACAGAAAACTCTACAAAAGAAAGCTTCTGCTCTTGACCGTGTAAACGTAAGAAGATTATTAATCAATCTTAAAAAATTCATTGCATCAGTATCTAAGTATTTAATATTTGAAAATAACACTACTGCAACAAGAAACAGATTCTTGGCTCAAGTAAATCCATATATGGAATCAGTACAACAGAGACAAGGTCTTTATGCTTTCAAGGTAGTAATGGACGAATCAAACAATACACCAGATGTAATTGATAGAAATATAATGAAAGGTGATATATTTATCCAACCTGCTAAAGCAGCAGAATTCATTGTTATTGACTTTAACATTATGCCAACAGGCGCAACATTTAACGATTAAGGATATTTATATTAAATAGGAGATAAATAAATGGCAAATTTAATAGACCCAACAGAACTAATGTTCACAGCTTTTGAACCAAAGGTAAAAAACAGATTCGTATTTTACGTTGATGGTATACCTTCATACCTTGTAAAAAAGGCAAACAGACCAAAGATTGTGAATAATGAAACTGAAATAAAACACATTAACAATTCTAGATTCATTAAAGGTAGAAGTAACTGGGATGCTATAACAGTAGAACTTTACGACCCAATTGTACCATCAGGCGCACAAGCTGTTATGGAATGGGTAAGGCTACACCACGAATCAGTAACAGGTAGAAATGGTTACGCTGACTTTTATAAGAAAGACGTAACAATCAATGTACTTGGACCTGTAGGTGATAAGGTAGAAGAGTGGAGCGGAAAAGGCGCATTCATTACAGATGCTGATTTTGGAGAGATGAGTTGGGACGAAGATGGAACACCTGCTACAATCACAATGACTATCAGATGTGACTATTGGGTGCTGCAATACTAATAAGCCATTATATTATATATTAAATTTAGCCTGCTGTTTTATGCAGGCTATTTTTTTGCACTTTTTTAAGTTCATATATATTTATATATACTAGTTATACAAAACAACACAAGGAGTTATATAATGGCAAAAATGACCGACAACTATCCTGGAAAGGAAATGTCAAACGACGAGTTAAAACAACAACTTATTAAAGACGCTAATATTAGCGAAATCAAGAAATCAAAGTTTCCAACTGAAATTATAGATTTACCAAGTAAAGGTTTACTATATCCTGAAGAGCATCCGCTAAGAACAGGTAAAGTGGAGATGAAATACATGACTGCTAAAGAAGAAGACATTCTAACGTCATCTAATCTTATCCAGAAAGGTGTGGTAATAGATATGTTATTGCGTTCACTTATTGTAGGTAATGGAGAAGGAAGTAAAATAAACTATGATGACCTACTATTAGGAGATAAAAATGCAGTAATGATTGCAGCAAGAATATTAGGTTATGGTGCCGAATATCCAGTTGAAATAACTTGTCCTAAATGTAGTCACAAAGAAACTGTTGAAATAGACTTAGCTTCATTAGAAAATAAAGATGTAGAAATAACAGAAGGAAATTCATTTGAATTCGAACTACCTTTAAGCAAGAAGGTTATAGGATTTAGATTATTGACACATGCAGATGAAGAAAAAATTCAAAATGAAATTAAAAGAATGAAAAAGAAAACTCGTTCTAATGTAGTTTCATATGATTTAACAAGTAGATTAAAACAACTAATTACATCGATAGATGGTGAAGATAGCAGAATGGCAATAAATAGTTTTGTAGAAAACGAGTTTATATCAAGAGATTCATTAGCTTTTAGAAACCATATCGAAACTGTATCACCAGATGTTAACATGACAACATATCATGAATGCTCAGAATGTGGTGCAGAATCTACAGTCACAATACCTATGACGGTCGACTTTTTTTGGCCTAGGTCTTAATTATAAGGCCGTTTTACACCAGCAGATATTTCAGCTTATCTATCACGGGAATGGTGGGTATACTCACACAGATGTATACGAAATGCCTATATACCTTAGAACATTTTATTTGCGTGCACTAAACAAACAGCATGAAAAAGAACAAGAAGCAGTAGAAAAAGCACAAAAAGGTAAAAGTCCTCGTAAAGGTATAAATCGTCCTACATTCTCAAAATCTAATAGAAGTTGATATTTATATAAAACTAATTTAGTATAAGATGGAGAGACATCAAATGGAAAGCAAGCTTAGAGAATACGTAAGAAAAATAGCTACAGAAAAACTTTCTGAAAATAAAGACATTACAACTGAAGGATTAATTGACAGTGTACTTAATCACATATCTGATGTGCTTAAAAAATCTAGAGATGCAAGATTCGAAAGAGAGTTAGATGCTCTTTCAAAAAAGAGTCCAGGTGCTAAAAAGAAGGTTGACAGTTTTAGAAAAAATCTTAAACAGGCAAATGATAATATTGCAGTTGTTGACAAACTTGCAAGCGAGCTAGGTCTTTAATAAATGGCAAGTGATAAAGACATACAAAATCAAAATGAAATGAATAAAGGCCTTGAGCAGCAAGGTAAAAATCTTAGAGCAATAAAAAGTCTTGTAGATGATATATTCAAGACTGAGTCTTTAATTTCAGAAGAAGCTATTGAAAGAGCAAAGAAGACACGAGAGCTTTCAAAGCTAGCTGATATATCATACGGACAAGCAAAGCAGTTTCTTTCAGCGACAGAGAAACAAAGAGACTTACAAGAAGAGCTTAATAATAAAATAAAGCAACAAGCTGTAGACAATTCAGAAATTGTAAAAGACCAACAAAAAATAAATGACTTATACGATAAGAGAGTAGCAGCAGAGCAAAAGGTAAATGAATATTTTGGTTCATTTAAAAATACATTAGAAGACGCATTTGCAGTTGTCAATGACTTAACAGTATCTACAGGAATATTTGCAGCTGCACTTATAGATGCAGGAAGCGACTTTGTTGGTGCTATGGCAGATGCCGGCGATAACTTAGGAGTATCACGAGGCCAAGCTGCAGGCTTAGCAGATGAAATGCTATCTGCAAACCTTAAAGGTATTGCATTTGGTATAAACACAAAAGACAATGCAGAAGCAATGGCAGGTTTAGCAGAAGCTGCAGGAAACCTAAACACAATAACAGGTGAAACTGTATTTCAAGCTGCAAAGCTTTCAAAAGAATTAGGAATAAGTGCAGAAGCAACTGGTAAGCTTATAGGTAAAATGATGTTAATGGAAGGCTCTACAATAGAGTCTGCAAAAGAATCATTAAAAACTACAGCAAATTTAGCAAGAGGTGCAAATCTACCTATAGGAAAGGTAACTCAAGATGTAGCAGATAATTTAGAGCTGACATCAAAATTTAGTAATCTTTCAGTTGAAAATCTAGGTCAAATGGCTGTAGAAGCTGGAAAGCTAGGAACAACATTAGAGCAGATGTCTTCATTAGGAGACAAATTACTTAATATTGACGAAGCACGAACAAGCGCTATGGAATTAAGCGTAATGTTAGGTAGACAGATAAATGTAGACAAAGCTCAACAGCTTGCTTATGAAGGAGACATAGAAGGCGCTTATAAAGAAATGCTAACTCAACTCGGTGGTATTAACGCATTTAACCAAATGGATTATTACCAAAAGAAGCAGACTGCAGATTTAATGGGCGTGACAACAATGGAGTTGGAAAAACAGCTCATTAAGCAATCTCAGCTAACTGCAACAGGAGAAAGACAAGAGACTGCATTTCAAACGTCTATGCAATATGCTCAGCGTATGGGAGGCTATTTAAAGGACAATGCAACAGTACTACTTGCAGGAGCAAACAACGCACTATCAATAGGAAAAGCTTTATTTACAAACAATGGATTATTATCAGGTATGGGAGCAAAGCTAAAAGGATTTGCAGGAAAATTAAGTCCTAAAAATTTATTTGGAGGTGCAGTAGATAAAACAAAAGACGCTATTTCAGATACAGTTGTAGATGGTGTCAAAGAAAAGGCAGCAGATGCTGTAAAAGGTAGTGACTCAATAACACCAAAACAAAAAGGTGGTGGAATCAAAAAAGGACTGCAAGATTTGGCTGCAGGTCTTAGGTCAATGGGTAAAGGTACACTAAAAGGTATTGCAGCATTAGCATTAACAGGACCAGCTTTGGTTATGTCATTACCAGCAATACCGTTTCTTGCTTTTATGGGATTGACACCACTTAAAATGTTAAGAAGTAATCTTCAAGGATTAGGTGCTGGACTTAGGTCTATGAGTAAAGCAGGAGTAGGAGCATTGGTTATGGCTCTTGTAGGACCAGCATTAGCACTAGGCACATTAGCAATACCGTTTTTGGCATTCATGTCAATTCCAGGATTGGCTGTAGGTTTAACTGCAAACTTTATAGCACTATCTACAGGTCTTACTGCACTAGGTAATCCAGCAACTGCAGTGTTTGCACTAATAGGAATTGGACTTTTAGGATTGCTAGGTGCAGCAATGATACCATTTGCTTATTCACTTTCACTAATTACTCCACTTGTTGATTCATTTGGAAATACAATTGTAAATGTATTTGGAACGATACCACCTATTATAGAATCTGTTGGTAATGCTATATCAAATGTTGTAGGTTCGATTGGTGGATTCTTTCAAACATTATCTACACTTGACCCACTACAGATATTGTCATTAGCACCAGCACTAGGAGCGTTAGGATTTGCAGGTGTCTCTATGATGGTTGGAGCTCCAGGATTTATTGCAATGGCAGCAGGTATAGGAGTACTTGCAGGAGCATTAACACTACTAGTACCTCTAATGCCAGTTATGGATAAACTAGCATCGCTAGGCATTTTAGGTCCAGGAAATATAGAAGGTGGAGGTGCTGAAGCTGGAGGAGGTGAAGATAAATCAGAAATAATTGCAAACAAACTTGATGAACTTATCTCTGTTATAAGAGAAGGTGGTAAAGTTGTTATGGATGGAAAAGAAGTAGGGCGAGTAATTAATCTAGCATCAGGACCTATAGGAGCATAACATGGCATTTAATTTTAAAAATTTAGAAGAATATTATTTAAGTGGAAAGAATAGGAAAGAGATAGTTACTCCAAAGGTTGTAGGTCAATCACATTCAACACTTAATCCAATATCACCAATGGCTCAGACTCCTGAAAAAGAAGGTGCACTCTTAAAACTATATACTAGCTTAGGTACTTCAGACAGAAGACCAACATTTGCAAATCCAGCTGGAGGAGCAAGAATAGGTAATTCTGTAACAGATACAGGCTTTATAGGCATATTAGGAAAACCTGGTGAACCTATGAGTTTTACATTTAATGAAAAAGCAGGTCAATCATCTCACAACTGGACAAGACTACAATACAACAATCAGTATAGAATGGTTTCAGGTGATAGCGGAAACATGGAACCTTTGGCGTCATTAAAAAAGAAATCAGGTATTGCTGGTGGTCCTGATGATATCGACAGTTTTTATAAAAAGGTAGGCAAAAACGATTTTGTAAGTTTAAGAGATGAAGCACAAAGAAATAATCCTAGAGCTCCATTGTGGTTAAAAGCACCACTTGTTCAAAGAGGTATACAAAGAGGTAAAGATAATCCTAAAGGTATATTTGAAAGAATTAACGAATTAACTGCACCTGTAATAGACACTGTAAGAATAGGAAAATATATGGCTAGTCCTGACGGATTGCTTTTTAATCTTAAGCAGTTTGGTTTACAGGCAACAAATCCAAAAATGCAATATGGAACAGATTTACATCCTAGCAGAATATACAATCCTTTAGCACTTGCTTTGCAAGTACCTTCAAACGCTTTAGGTATACATGCAGATAGACATTTTCTAGGTCAGCTAAATACACCAGAAACAAATTACGAAAGAGTAATACAGAACCTAGAGCTCGCAGGTAAGAATAGACTTATAAGTCTAGGTGAAGATATGGAATTAGGATTTTTTACAAATCCACGTAAAGGTATAATGCCTCAAAAAATAAAAGGTTTAGAAAAACTTTATACAAAGTTCACAACTCTTCTTGCAAAAATGAGAGGCAAAGGAGAACCTATAAAAAGACTATCAGGTTTGATGGGACCTCATTCGTTTTTTGGAATAGGTCAAACAACAATATATAAGCATACTTCTGGTAGAAGATTAAAAAGCGTGTTTTTATACACACCTGAGGAACCTTATTACAAGAAAGCTGCAACAACTCATTACGATGACGGTAAGATATCAGAAGCAGGTAAAGGTGAACAAAACGAAGATTTATCATTAGAGATATTAACATATAAAGGTGAGTATGGAAACGAACCTTATGAGTCAGACACACCTGACGCAAAAGGCTTTCCAAAAGCAACAGGACCTATTGACCCAAGTGGTATAAGACCGGGTGAATTCAAGTCACTAGATTATAATACACTTTATGAATTTGCAAGAGCTCCTAAAACATTTAGAGATTTTAGAAAAGGTCAAGACGACACATATGAAAAGAACTCTGTTGCAAGAATAGGTCTTTCAGATTATGGCGCAACTAAACCAGGCGAATCAGAAGATGATATAAACTATGATAGTGATTATGTAAAAATTAGAATTAATGATATAGCAATGAGAGCATATATTACTGATATGACAGATAAGCTAAATCCTTCATTCACAGGTATAACATATGCAGGTAACCCTGTAGAATCTTATATGTTTGACAAAATATCTAGAGAGTGGTCACTTTCACTTACAGTTCCAGCATTTACAAAAGGTGAGTTAAAAAATAATTATAAAATACTTAACGACCTAATGAAAACAATTTCTCCAAAACTTTATGGAGGCGTTGCTGGCGGCCAGATTAATAAAATAACAGTTGGTGCACTATGGACTGAGGTACCTACAATTATAGATAACTTTGATTATAAAATTAACTTTGATGCTGGTTGGGATATAGCACTAGGTGAGGATAATGAAACTGCAGGCTTTGAATTGCCTATGTTGTTTGACATTACAATGGGAGGTAAATTCCTTGTTAATCACGATGGTGAAATATGGACAGACAAAGGTAATTTCTTTAATGAAGAGATATGGGCGTAAAATATGAAAAGATATGAACCAAATCAACAAAAAACTACAGATAAGTTTAACAAAACTAATAAGCGCGTATACGGAACAATAATATATCCTAAGATTGAAAGACACGAAACTGATATATACATAGATGTTATTTCAGAAGACAGAGTTGACAATTTGGCATATCAATATTATGGTGATGTCACTCTTTGGTGGATAATCGCAAACGGCAATAAACTTGATAGAGCTTCTCAATATGGTATCACTTCTAGACAAGAAGGCGGTATAGGTAAAGGTTCTATGTTTATTGCACCAGGACAAAGAATACGCATACCAAATCCTGATAGAGTTGGTGATATCATTGCTGAATATAATGAAATGTTGCAGCAGCGAATATATAAGTTATAAGATATGGCAGACAGTAATTACATAACAGGTAGGCCTATGCCTGCAAAGCTTATTTCTGAGATGAACCGAAGAGGTTCTGCAGGAAGAGCAACTTCTTGGCACGTTTCTAAAAAGGTGTGGATAGAGTTAAACTCAGGTTCAAGTAAAAAATATAAAATAGCAGGATTTGAAAAAAGGACTGTTGAAGATTTTTATGACAATTCAGATGGCGGAGGTAGAATTGTTCCTAAGCCCATTGTCAATAGCGTAAGTATAAGTACTACAGGAACAAATGGAGCTATGAGAAAGGCTACAGTTAGTTTCACCGCTTATTCAATAGACCAATTAAAGAAAATACAAAAGGCATATTTTATTCCAGGACTATCATGCTTAGTTCAATGGGGATGGAATATCAAGTCTAGTGATGGCTCTGCTGTAAAAAGGTTTCCATCAAAAACATTTAAAAGTTTCTTTGATGGACAAAAACAAATAAACGATTGGATTGAGCAACAGGAAAATTGTATGGATGCCATGTTTGGTGTTATATCAGATTTTAACTGGTCATTCGACCCAGGTTCAAAATCATATTCATGTGAAATTGTTATAGACTCACCAGGAAAGGCTTATATTAGTGGACCTGTTACAGTAGCAAACAAACAAGGCGCAGGCTGTAAAAATAAAGATAACGAAGAAAAAGGTGATGGTAGTGGTAACTGGATGAGAGTTGCACTTAAAGACATTGCTGAAAAAAACATGACTGAAAATAAGCCGTGGAAAGATGGAAGCGTTTATTTAGGTGGTACATTAAGCATGTTTGAAGATGGTAAAGAAGATGCTAGTTGGTGGAGAAGAAATATAGGGAAGTTCTTTTCTAGAGGTACAAACCATTACGTAACATGGAATTGGTTTGAATCAACAATTGTTTCAGGCATGTCTCCAATATCACCAAAGCACGATGCTGTAAAAAATCTAGGTTCTATATCTGATGAGACACCTCTTAAGAATTGGGGAAAGAAACACGTATGGAGACTAGATAGTAGTAAGTCAATATTAAAAATACCTAAATCAAAACCTTATGCTTCATCAGACCCGTGGGTATGTTTGTTGCCAGGATTTTTTCATTGGGATAATGGAAATGCAGGAGACTATGAGTCAGGTTGGTTAAGCGGACTTAAAAACGATGAAGGAATTACAGCAGCACCTAAAGTTAGCGACGGTGCACCTGAAGGTACAATGTATCTAGGTCGAGTCTTACTAAATACTTACTTTTTATGGCAGACATATTTAGATTGCAAAACAATCGATGAGTATGTTATGAAGGTAGCAAAATCAGTAAATGAAGTTTGTGGTGACTTTTGGAATTTAGAATTAGTCGACGACCCAAATGACCCATCAACAATGAGAGTTGTTGACGTAAATTATGTACCAAGTGTTGATGCACCAGAAATAAAAATATATGGTAATACATCTGCAAGAAACTGGGGAATGTCAACAAACATACCGCAAGCACTAAGACACTCAATAATGATGGCAACACAAAAGGCATCATCGACAGGTCCTAAAAATACAGATGAACCTCAAGGTTCAATGCTTATATATGCAAAAGGAGTTACAGATGATATGCTCCAAAAACAAGAGTTAGATGAAACACCTAATGCTCAGGAAAAATGTACAAAACCTGACCAGCCTAAAAAAGACGCAGGTGCACCAGCATCAAATCCTTCAAAATCATACAAGGCTGCACTTGCAAACCTTGCAGATGATAGAGATGACGAGACGGTAGATGAAGCAAAAGGTGCATTGAAAAACTATGCTAATAGAAACTCTCCACCACCTGAGCAAGGAGGTACTGTAATACCTATAGGATTCGAAGGTGAATTTGATGGAATAGGAGGACTGACTTGGGGTATGTTATTTAAAGCTGACCAGGTAGGCCCTGTTCTTGAAGGAGTAGAATATAAGCTACAAACAACCCAAATAAAACATACAGTCTCTCAAAAAGATTGGACAACAACGATTGAAACGGCACTAAGAATATGAGAATATATAAAGACAAATATATTGAAAGAAGCTTTACAACAGGTGGTGAGTGGATGACAAGAAATGAAAAAGGTCAATATACAGAATATATAGGTCCTATTATATCTTATTCAGGAGAGCCTTTTGGTGGTGAAAAAATGTCACCTAAGCTAGAAAAAGAAATGAAGCTGTATGAATTTGAGGCATCAAAAGACAATATACTGTATGATGAAATAAAACCTAAATATTCTAGAAACTTTATTGAACCTATACCTTATAAGCATAGATTGACAGATGAAGAAAAAGAAAAAGGTGAGTACTCTAGATATTTTTGCGAGATACTAAATCTAAATTCTATTGTTGAAGTAAACAAAGAGCAGCATAAATATTTTAAAAAAGACTCTACGCCTTATCATAAAAATATTGAAATTGTAGAAATAAAATTAAAAACTTCTGTAAAATCAATATCATATAATAAACAGCAAATTGCAAAGGCTGCAGAAAAAATTAAAGAAATAAAAAACTTTATAATGCCAACTGATTATATGAACTGGCCAAGAAACGTTAGAGGTATACAAAGAGACAGACTTTCAAATAGATTTTATCCTGAAGGTGACAGAGTACCTGATGTGCTTCCAAAAGCGTATCAAGAAGGAAATGGCTTGGTGCAAACAAATCCAATTGTACCTATAAGACAAAACTGTGCAGGTTGTATATTCCATGAAAACGGATGGTGTGAAAAATTTGGTGCAGAAGTAAAAGAAAATTACTGGTGTGCTAAATACATATATGACATCGAAGAAGATACATATTACAGACCTGATATAGATTTACCTGAATAATTTTTTTATATCAAATAAATTTGTTATATTAGATAGGTGATAAACGAACTACGCAATAAAATATCTATAAAACACTACCTTAAAAATAATAAGGCAATAGAGGTTGAAAAACTAAACACTCCTATTTATAATTTCTATGACAGGCTTTACGGAGGTAGATATGATGTATATGATATTATACCTGAATGTAAGAAAGAAGAAGAAATTGATTATTTAAACACTCTCTCGCATGCGATTCCTGATGTTTCTGATAAACATATTAGTGATTATAATGAAAATATAGTGGCTCCTTTTAGAAAAATTGAACAAAACGGTTTGTGGACAGAAGATGGATTTGAATATACAAAATACAATCTTTTTACAACAACAGGAAGGCCAGCAAATTCTCACAAAGGTATAAACTATGCAGCTTTAAATAAAGATGATGGCACTAGAATGAAATATAAAAGTAGACATCAAGGTGGTATTATTGCAGAGTTTGATTATGACGCATATCATTTACGACTTATTGCAAAGATGATAGGAATGGAGCAGATAGAAGGAAGCTTTCATAGATATTTAGGTAAGCTATACTTTGATACTGATAATCTTACAGACGAGCAGTATAATGATTCTAAAAAAATAAGCTTTCAAATACTTTATGGTGGCGTGCCAAAAGAATTTTTACACATAGAATATTTTAAAAAGACAAATGACTTTATTTTTAAGTTGTGGGATATTTATAATAGTAAAGGTTATATAGAAACACCAAATTTAAAGCGTAGGTTTTATAAAAGCAATTTTAAGGATATGAATCCTCAAAAGCTATTTAACTATTACATACAGGCATATGAAACAGAGATGAATTCTCAAGTTATAAAAAACTTGCATGAATTACTTGATGGCAAGTTTAGCAAAATGATTCTTTATATATATGATGCATTTGTATTTGATATTAGTTCTGATGACGGTAAGAAGATTTTAGAAGAAATTAAAAAGTTAATGGTGTTTCCGGTAAAGCTCAAAATAGGAAGAGACTACCACAATATGCGGCCTTTGGACATATAATCTTATATTTATATATAGATAGGAGACATGATTAATTATGAATATTGAACACCTTATAAGAGAATGGGCGTTAAGGCTTAATGGCGGTTGTCCTGACCCTAAAAACAGAAGTCACTTGGAAATACTTGCCGAGTATATGATTCAACAAGGCCACCCAAGAGAAGGCGTGCAGGCTTACATTAGTCAAATATCAGAAGCAAAAGGAATATTTGACGTAGGTATTGTAAAACAAATAGGTGGTGATGATATAACTCAAGAAGATGTTGATAAAATCTCTACGATTCCTTTACAAAGTCTAACAGCAGGCAGCGGTAATACATTTAACGCTTCCAAAAAAGAATACTCTTTATCAGATATTAAATCGTTGATGTCAAAAGGAAAGATTGTAATTACAACAGCTGGCTCTATTACAAAGGTTCGCTCGCAATATGGTGAAAGAATTTGCCAATTATCTAAAAAGGTAAAGCAAGGTTCTGATAAACATTTAGGTAGAGTACATACAATTTTGCAATTACTCCAACTAGGTGCAGAAATAAAAGGAAAGGTTGCTGCAGGTATTGGATATGAAAATATGCAAATAGAAAACCTTGATAATTGGATGAAGACTAATTTAGGAAATAAAAAATCACTTCCTTTATTTATAAAAGGTAAAGACACAGGCGTAGAAATAGATGGCGGTGCAAAAGTATCAGGCGTGCCAAAAGCAGATTTAGCATTTGGTATAGGAGGTAAACCTACATTCTTTATATCATATAAACATGGTGCAATGTTTGACCCATCAGGAAACGAGTTAAAAGCTTCATTTCAACAATATGGCTCGATATCTAGTTTTTATAATAAGAAGTTTACAGCACAAATGGAAAAAGTGCCTGGTGTTAAAAAAATGATTGATGATTTTGTAGAAGCTGTTAAGAAGCAAGTTGCAAAATCAGGCAAGGTATATAAAAATGTGACAAAGATAAGAAACGAAAAAGGTCAGTGGATTTTAACAGCAGGTGGAAAGGATATTATACCTAAAGACCAAAATTCAAAACTATGGACAAAGCATGTTTCTAAAATAAATAAAATGAAGCCTAAAAACTTATATGTTTTAGAAAATGCATCCGGATGGTCTAGAAGAAGATCTGTGCTAAAAGCAGGCAAGGTTGGTCAAGATGTTTCTATGATGTCTATATTTGGAAATGATTATTTTACAGGAAAGGCTGGAATAAATAACTGTAATATATTAATGCAAGACAATGCTGCATTCTCTGTAGGCTTTGCAATTAATGATGATGGTGAAGCTACAGCTGTACATATTGGTGTAAGTAGTGCTGGCCATATAATGTGGAATCCTAAAATATATGGAGGCGCTAAAAAGTTTCCTTCATTTGGAAAGCAGTATGAACCTTATATGGTTGCAAGGTATACAGGTGAATCTAAAATGGTAGTAAAAGATGGATTAATGATTGGATGTAGACTTTTAATCAACCCTGCAAGCCAAACTAAAGGCGGGGATATATAATGAAAACTCAATTACTATGTACATTTACTGTTTCTAAATTTTTGACAAAAACCGTTGATACTATCGTAGATACATATGACGTACTTTATAACAAAATATTCATATTGAATAGTATTGAAAACAAAAACGATTTAATGTGCACATACAATATAGACTCTAGCAATAATGTAGAAATCATACAGGACACCATTTCACTTCACAGAAAAAAACAGACAAATACTCTTTATACAATTAACGCACTTAACGAATGTATTAAGAATAATAACAATGGAATGCTAGATACTAAATTCCAATTAAACTGGGAATCTTACAGGAACTGTATTATGGTTACTAATGAAGAAGGTTTGCGAAGAATCGACACGGCAGTTAAAGAAGTTATATACATCAAAGTTAAAAAATAAATTGTTAATAACTTTGTAAAAAAAACCTAAAAAAATTTTTATATCTCGGATATTTTTGTTATATTTATATATAAATAACTAATAACGAATAATTACTAACAAATGAAACAATTGACACTAGCGATAGTACTTTTCTTTGCAGGCCAGTCTTTAATCTGGTTCCAAACAAACGGACAGTTTTTATGGAAATGGTTCGAAAAAAACCCACTAATTTTATCGATAGGTATGGGAAGCATAATATCCTATATGTTTATATTTGCTACAAAGCATGTTGTAGGTCATTTTGATGGCTTGTTATGGCCAGGTAGATTTATAGGCTTTGGAACAGGTATGATATCATTTGTTATACTTACATGGATTTTTATGGGCGAAGGTATAACAACAAAGACTGCAGTATCACTTGTATTAGCAACAACTTTGGTATGCATACAAATATTATGGAAATAATTTCTCTATGTCAAATAAATTTATTATATTATAGAATATGGCAAAACAACTAGGTTACGCATGTGTTAACATGCAATTACGCAAACAAAAAATTTACACAGGTCGCACAATGATTAGGCGAACATACGATGCAAAAGGTTTGGATTATGTATCAGAAATATGTATCGCTAATACAGAAGACCTAATTAAGATAATACAATGGAATGAGGACAATGGCATCAAGGTGTATCGTATGTCATCAAGCATGTACCCTTGGATGTCGGAATATGAATTCAAGGATTTACCAGGCTACGAAACAATCTGCAAGTTACTTAAACAGGCAGGCGACCTTTCCAAAAAATATGGCCAGCGTCTCTCAT